ATCATCACCGATCGACACATCACAGTAATGTTCTACTAATCTATTCATAGAAATTCTTTTTCTTTTCGATTCTTTTTTTAACTTACTGTACACTTTGTCATCTAATCTTACTACAAATGCCTTCATTACAATCCTTTCATTCTCTGCCTAAATGCACTTTTTCTGGGAAGGAAAAAACGTGAAATAAAAAAAAGTACATTTAGGTATTGTAATAATATCAGATTAATGTTATTTGTATACTAGGCAATGATGCCTATTACAAAAGAAGGAGATAAACGTGGTTAAATTAACAAGAGCTAGAAAGAGTTACAAGTGTTACAGTTGTAAGTCAAGCATAGAAAAAGGCGATAAATACGCAAAGAAATCTATTTCGATTGGAAGTCCAAACAAAGTAGATTATGAAAACAGAGACGGCATTATCTACACAGTAATGCATGGTTTTAGAACTACAGAACCTATCTGTCAACAATGTATATCTAAGTAAAGGAAGGTAATTATGAAAATAGATAAGAGATCAAAAGAATGTGTTTACATAACAATCAATGGTTGGGTTTACTATATTGATGACTCAACAGGAGAACAAATATTACAGAAATGGAAGAGGAAATAATGAAAAATTACACAGTAAAATATAAAACTAATAAAATAAAAGATAGAGGGTGCAAATGGTTTAACGATTTTTCCCAAGCCCATGAGTTTGCAATATTGAGAGGCATGGATGGATTTGACGTTATGATATATGACAACACAAAAAAAAACAGAGAGGTAATTGCTGAAGATTGGGGGGTAAGATGACAACAATTAATTATGTGAGATGGAGTGCAGACGATCATATTAAAGTCGAAAGTAGTAGACAGAATTTTTTGAATCTTAAAACAATTAAAGATAATAACATTAAAGGTGAAATAATTTATGTGGAAGAGAAGGGTGTATCTGGTAAAGTTCCAGTATACGATAGACCAAAGCTAGGTCCATTACTTAAAAAACTTCCAAAGGATACAAAGATAATTGTCTCTGATCTATCTAGGTTGGGTCGATTAGATTATGATCTTATTAGTTTCAGAGATGAACGAACTACCAATCTAATAATTTCTGATAAACCAACTCTTACTAAAGATGAAAATAGAGTTATGTTTGTACTTGAGGCAACCATGTCGGATAAGTATCGCAGAGATTTATCTGAGAAACAGAGACAGAAATGCGAAGAGATGCAAGCCTCAATAACTGACAAAGGTTATTACATTACTAAATCTACAAATCGCAAAATGACTAAGCTCGGTGTTCATGGGTTCATGGATAAGGCGAGAGCCAAGGCTAGTCAATCCAGAAAAAAGAAGGCTAACTTTTATATTGGTCAGATCAGAATACATCTGGAGGATGCACAGAATCATTCCGAGTCATTGCTCGGCATGGCAAACTATCTTAATGCAAGAAGTGTAAAGACATCTAGAAATAGTTCATGGTCTGCTTCTACTGTAAAACGTGCATTAGATAGACTTCAAACACTTTAACAAAGGAGATATTATGAGTGTTTATTTAAATAAAGTAAGACGATTCGTAAGGAAGCATTACGATTTTTTTCCAATCATATTTTATGCAGCTGTAATCATGTTTATGTTATATGCATTTATGATTGTCGGGTGTGCCTTGGACGATGCTTGTTACGAGGTTCACATGAGATCAATACAGGAGGTTCCGTATGTCTACCCCCAAGAATAAATATAGCAGAGACGGATTCGAGATCGGAGCTTCTAAGATCGGTGTAGTCGTTCTAGGTAAGAATGATTTCGGTATGACCAGAGAAGGTCTTCGTCAAAGATTCGTTGACATCAGAGAGAATCCGGATGTTATCCAGATGGATACTACTAGATTCCAAGATGCGGCGGATCGAGGGAACTACCTTGAGGATGGATTACTCCAATGGGTGGCAGATAAACTTGATAAAATGGCGGAGGAACGTGATGAATAAATGGGTATCATTAACTAAACCGACTAAGGCTTATCGTCTGGAGAAGTATCGTATGGCAGCTTCTTTGGATGGAGTCCTCGAAGTTCATGGTGGAGCTATTCCTTTTGAAGATCCTCAGACCGGAGAGGTCGTTATGCTTGAGGGCAAGGGATGTTGTGAGATCAAGACTCAAGGATACAATGATGGTCCTCCCACATATGAGAATATACTGCAAGTCCAGGCTCAGATGTTATGTTCTGGATTTAAGTGGGCGATAATCGGGAAGCTCGGTCCACGTCTCAAGTTCGAGATGTTTGTGTTTAAAGCTGATGGTGATCTACAGAACACTATCATAGAATATGTCCAAGACTTCTGGAACAAGGTCGATAATAATCTCGCCTACGATGATGACCAAGAGCCAGAGAAAAGTTTTGTCGATTGGACGGAACATAAAACTGCGAATAAGTTGACCGATTTAGTTAACAATCATGAGTACGCTATTGAGCAGATCAAGGAATGGACGGATAAAAAGAATGTCATGAGAGATTCAATTATATCTATGTTGCAATCCGAGAATGTAAAGTACGTTACTATTAATAATAAAAAGGTAGCAGTAGATACTGTAATTAGAAAAGCTACACCAGAGAAAGTTGTAGCAGCTAAACCAGAAACTAGTCATACCAAATTAACAATTAAGGAGATCAAAGATGAATGAACTTAAAAAAATTATGGAGGAGATATCCTCACTAAATAAAACGCATGGTGTAACTCAGAAAGGTGGTAAGAAATATACTCAAGTGGTACACCGAGTAGAAGTATTTAGAAGACACGTTGGCACTACCTACGGCATACAAACTTTTTTAAAAGTGGACGATGGTAAAAGAGTCGTAGTCAAAGCTGTAATCAAAAGTCTCGAAGGAGATATCATTGGGTCTGGATACGCAGAAGAATTTCGAGGAGCAGGATATGTTAACAAAACTTCTGCCTTAGAAAATGCGGAGACAAGTGCAATCGGTAGAGCTTTATCAAGTTTAGGTCTGTCTGGAGGTGAATATGCCTCGGCTAATGAGATGGACACTGCTCAACGCAATGAACAAGCCTCTAATTTGCCTGTCAGTGAGCAGAAAGGGGGTAAGTCGACTCGTACTAACCAAGATTTAAAAGAAGCTATCCAGAGGTCTGAGAATGCTAAATACAGACTATCGTATCCTGGTAACAAGTCTGAGCACTTTGATGACATAGAAACTGCTATTCAATCTATAAATAAATGGTTATGGACAGTAGAAACCTACGAAGAGAAACCTAAAGACCAAAGGCTTATGGCAATCGGAGCTTTCTTTGAGCAGAATAAACCGATTATGGATATCATGAGAAAAGAAAAACCAGATGAGCTTGCAGAAGTAGATGCGAGGGTGAAGAGGTTTGAAGATGACTAAGCCATTAAAAGAAAGTGTCTATGACTTTATAATATCTTATGTATCGAGCAATGGATTTCCTCCTACACAAAGTGAGATCGCTGATAGCTTGAATCATAATACACGTTCAGCAGTTCAGTTGGCTTTATCTAATCTTGAAAAAGAAAATAGAATATCGAAGGTCAAAGGACTAGCTCGATCCATCCGAGTTATCTAACTCACTTATAGCCTTTTCCCATGTGGAGGAGGCTATACTTTTATCCTCAAATATTTCTACTCTTAATCGTTTAGTAACATTAGTCTGATTAATTACAGGCATGAAGTATACATTCTCATGGGGAATAGATACGAGTGCTATGATGTCGCAATGCTCTCTGGTGTACGGAACTTTCTTCTTACTTGAGTAACTCGTAGTCCACATAAAATGTGTAGGTCTTGAACTATCTGGAACACTCCGAGCTTTGACTTGCACTCTATATAATTTACCTTTAGTGGTCGCAATGATATCCGATCCGTTGAGTGGACTAATAGTATTCTCAATACCCATCTGAGTTAGTCTAAGAGCTGCGATCAGTTCACCGATTCGCCCTGTAGCTACTTCAGACATTACACTAGCAAACCCTTATGATATTGCTTACCATCGAATGTTAATACTTCCCCTCGGTTCTCACCAGAGGTCAGACTTACATGAACCCAACCACTATTCATATCACCCTTCTTATAACACTCCAGGATACATTGATCGAAAGGAAAGTGATTGATTATCATCTCCGCTAGACTCAAAGTACTCAATGAAAGGCATTCAATATCCACAGCTTCGCCCTTGCAATGCTGACTTTTTTGAGACGATCCAATAGCCAGAGACAGCTCCGGTGTTCTCCAGCCGCTAGTAATGATTATTGGGGAGTCCACTTTCTCTCGAAGGGGTTCGAGTATCTGAGTGCAAAGAAAAGAAAGTTTAGGAATGATATCCTCTGGAGGAGTATTGTCTATTCCCTTACGAGCAGCGGTTTGGCTTTTCGTAAATTCTTCTAGCTTGAAATGTTTGGATAACTGCATTTTACTTCGTAAGTTTTTTATGTTTCTCGAATGACCGCAAACCACCCAAGCCCAACATACCAAGAAGAACAGTCATCAGTGTTTCCATGTCGAATGTTGGTATCTCCATCTTGAGTCCGAATAAAGCTAAAAAAAATATTAGGAATGGTTGAATGATAAAATGATATCCCATAGCAAGCGTGCATATCCATCCACACGCTGGTCTCCAGCCGGCTATCCACCAATGCCTAGACTTTGCCTCTTCCTTATTTACTTCGATCTGAGACTTAGCTACTTCATGCAGATGTTTGTCTGCCATCGTACTTATCTCATGAGCTAGTTTATTCTTCTGATCTTTATCCTCGATGAACTTATCAAGTAAACTTGTCACAGGTCCTATAAGTGCTGTTAACATATTATCTCCTAGTGTACGTTAAAGTGATCGCTAAATATCTCGGCATCAGTATTCAGCATTATGTTTAAATGTTCCGCTAACTTCTTAGCATCCTTCATATTATTACATCCATAGAATCGTATACAAACTGTCGGAGGTTGTTTCTTCGACTTATGTTTCTCAACTTGAACTGTAAATGTATAAAATTCGTTTGTCATATTATCTTTAATAATTTTAGTTCATAATAAATAAAAAGCAATAGCCCAGATATTGCAGCAACAGTTATAATTATTGTCTTTCTTCTCTCTGCTTGACGTTCAGCTTCCTTCAGTTGTTTTTTCTTCTCAGCTCGCACTGATGCTATCTCAGCTTGTAGTCTTTCCCATTGACCTGGGCTACCATATAACGCAAAGATTTCTCGGAGTTCATTTCTCATGTTACGGAGTTCCTCCTTGCGAAGGTGAGCCTCTATTGCTTCTGCTTCCACAGAGCTAAATCTGCCTAGCAAACTCCTGCCTTTCTTCTCTGCCTTTACATCGAGGTTAGCCTCGCCCACTGCCCATCTAGATATGTATCCAGACATAGAACTAAGATCCTTACCGATTTTAATACCTTGCATTATAACGGAATGTGCAGACTTAACTGCCGCAAATGCTGAGATCGGATCGATCATAACTTGATAAACGCAGATACAAGTGCCACTATCA